GATGAGCCGCTACTAGACCTTTACCGTCTCCAAAATCATACTGGGTCATGTTGTATCTCTCTTTCTCTGTCTATGAAAACATCTTACCCTGGTTCGGCTAGTCTGTCAACTGATTTTTTTAATTAATTTTGGTGATTTCTGGGTTTCCAATCAAAAGCACCATACGATTGTCCCCATAAATTTCAATGGGTTGGACCAATTCCACCTCATGCTGTAATTCTCCACCGAATTTGACGCGGCTGTTGACAACTCGGCCTGTAAACGGATACACACCCAAATAAACACCTTCAATCCGCTTGCCTTCGAGGTTCCAGTCCATGATTTTAAACTCCGTTCTTATGAAGAGAATATGCCACATTGCGGTGCGGGTGTCAATAAAAACTTTTTTAAAAGTTGTATAAAAACTTATTGACACACCAGCCATGGGAGGGTATAAATCATATCAACGAAGCGAATGGAATTTAAAAAATGCCCAAAGGTGTCCCCAAGTCCGGTTATCGCGTTCGTGGTCCCAACAAGGCCACGCTGCTTAAAAGTGTTAAGCCTACCGGCTCTAAGATGGTCAAACTCAAAGAAGTGCCTGCCGTTCACGTTCCGTATGAGACGGATGCGCAGATCGAGGCACGTCTTGCTGATCGCTTTGATATCGTTGATGCGATGACGCGAATGGCCGTGAAGGGTGATGCGCGTTCTTTGATTGTGTCCGGGCCTGCTGGTGTTGGTAAATCCTATGTGGTCGAGGGGGCGCTGAAATCGTGCCGCAATCACACGATTATCAAGGGGTATGTTCGTCCTACCGGTCTGTTCAAGCTTCTCTGGCAGCATCGCAAGCCCAATAGTGTTCTGGTCTTCGATGACAGTGACGAAGTTTTCACTGACGATACGTCTCTGACCTTACTCAAGGCGGTATGTGACTCATCTGAACGTCGTCGTGTTAGCTATATGACCGAGGGTGTTCTGGTTGATGATGAAACGGGCGAACGCATTCCGAAGAATTTTGACTTCGAAGGCACCATCATTTTCATTACGAACTACGATTTCGATGATTTGATCAATCGCGGGCATAAGCTTGCTCCGCATTTTCAGGCATTGGTCAGCCGTTCACACTATATCGATTTGGCTATGAAAACCCCACGCCACTACATCGTGCGTATTCGTCAAGTTATTAAGGCAGGGCTTCTTAAGAATATCGGCCTTGATGCTGCTGGACAAATTGATGTTATTGATTTCTTGGAGGAAAACCATAAGGAACTACGCGAGTTGTCTTTGCGTATGGCCTTGAAAATCGGTAGTATTCGCCGTGGTGGCCGTTCTGATTGGAAGAAGATGGCTAAAGTGTCCTGCTGTCGTAACGTTTAAAAAGGAGAAAGTAATATGAAAGTTCGAGAAATGATCGATGCCCTCATGAAGATCGAGGACAAAGAGTCAATCGTTTATTATCACTTGTTGATTACTGTTTAGAGGTGGAAAGCATTGCTCCGGATTATCTGGGTGAAATCGTCATTGAAAGCATGGAGGAATAGAAAATGAGTAATAAACGTTTTATGCTTTTTGCAGGTAGAAACTATTATCCGTCTGGTGGGATGGATGATTATGTTGGATCATTTGACACTGTTGCACAAGCAATCAGTAACATTGGCTCTAAAGACTGGATGCACGTATTGGATAGCAAGACGGGTGAAGTATATGATACCAATCTCAATTCTCATGACGCATCTAGCATTCATGCATGGGCAAAGAATATTGACACTGATTTAAAGGAACAAAAAATCTAATAAAAAGGGGAGCCATAAAAGCTCCCCTTTTTTATTTCCATATCACTTCTACGCCAGCCTCTTCACACATCACCAGACTTCTTTTAAAACTTTCCATCCAGATTTCGTTCTTAATAGAGATAGCACCAACCATAATCGTCTTGATACCGGATTGGATCAAAGCCCTGGCACAATCAGCACAAGGTTGCATTGTTACGTAAGCCATACAACCATCCAGTGGTATTCCATTTCTTGCTGCGTTGTAAATCGCATTTCGTTCGGCATGTTCGGTCCAGAAGTATTTTTCAGGTGCCTGATGATATTCTTCTTTCGTATCATCAACCCCACGACAAAATCCATTAAAACCTGTTGATCGTATTTCGTGGTTTGGACCTACAAGGACACACCCAACTTTTGTTGAGCGGTCCTTGCTTTTCTTGGCCGTCAGTATCGCCAGTTCGTTGAAATATTCATGCCAACTAAGCGACGAATCCGATTCTGTCTTTTTCAATAATATAATCCCTCACTAGGTCCGACCTCAGAATATCTTCTTTGGTGAACTCCACAAATTGAAAAGCCTTGATATTTTTGATTACGCGCATGAAGTCTTTTAATCCGTTTTTATCACGGTCATAGATAAAGTCTGACTGGCTAAAATCACCAGCAAACATGATCTTACAGTTTTTACCTACGCGAGTGATAACAGAATCTAGTTCATGCGATGTTGCGTTCTGACATTCATCCACAACAACGATACAGTCATTCAATGTGATACCACGAATGAATGATGTTGAAATAAATTCTACCAAGCCGCGTTGCTTTAGATATTCGTAGGAATCTGATCTACCGAAAAGCTCAGTGCAAATTGCGTAGTATGGAGCTTCATAGACTTTGGTTTTTTCTTTGTTCGATCCAGGCAAAAATCCCATGTCTCTTGTTGGGACGACTGATCTTACGATATAGATTTTTTTATACTGAGAGTCAGCGGAAAGAAGTTCTTCAAGCGCAAGATATAACGAAATGAACGTTTTACCCGTCCCCGCAATACCATGAAGCATCAGATGTTTACCTTCTTTATACGCCTTGAAGGTAATCTTCTGGTTTTGTGTCATAGGCTGAACGTTGTCTAGTGTAAAATTGATAGTTGGATTAGACTGCTTATTTTCGTTCTTCTGGTTGCGACGTTTTTCTTTTCTCGAAACTCTTTTTGGTGCAGATTCCATGTTAACTCACTAAAACGTATTGATTGTGCTTTGTGTGATGCCTTTTGAGTGCGCTTTTTTAATCTCCTTTAGTTTGTCTCTGAATGCAGAGTCAGGTTTGCGTAACCCCAGGCGAATAGCATCACCTATCGCTGGGGCAGCTAGAAGTTGTGTCATGTGCGGATTTTTCTTAAGAAATTTTTCAAGTTGTTTGAAAGTTAGAATATCCTCAGAAACTTCTTGCGTCTCAGTATTTAGAAATTGGTATAAGGGCATCAGTCATAATCCTCGTCATCTTCCATTTCCAGAAGGCTTTTAATATTCTTAGAACGTATTGCGTTCTTTAAATGCTTTTCTTTGCGACGGTCTGCATCACGCACAAAAGAATTATAGTTGTTGTCTTCGTCGTCCCAATCATTACGAAAAGTTTTTTTAGTCTTGCTCATGCTGGTAGTAACCCTGGAAATGCTTTGTTGATAAGTTCTGCCGTGATGTTCGGATATGGAATTGTTTTATCTTTCATTGCGATAAGAAGCTTGGCGTCCTCTGCATCTACCGTTTCCAGTAGTTCGATGAAAAGTGCTTCTCTTCGGAGTTGTTTCAGGTTGGGATTACCATCCTCAGTGAAAAGATAAAATTTTCTGGTTTGTGTATACAGCGCAGCCTGCTGGTCTACTAGTTCGTTTGGTTTGTATGGTGGGACTGTATCAGGAAGCATCCATACCACATACGGATTGAATATACCTTTTAACACATCACAAAGAGGAATGCTATGGTTTTTTCGTAGTTCCGCAATACGTTCATCATCAGTATTCAAGCCGGAAACCCTTTTCAGTATTTCCGCAATTCCTAATCTCATTAAACAAAATCTCCAATCATTTCCGTTAAATTTTTCAATCTGTGCGCCATGAAATATGACAACAGGTTCTTGGCCTTCTTACCTTCCTGATCATGATAACTTAGTAGCACTTCATTATATATGTTTTCGGGTATGTTACGAAGATCAATAAGTTGTTCGTTTCGCTTGTAGTTTCTCAACATAATTTCATTACAAAATAGTGTAGGATCAGAACACTTCAACCATTCTTCCAGCTTCTTTTTAAAGACTGACTTTTGACGCTCACCAATTACCAAGCAGTTATCATTTGACAAAATATTAGGAATACCATCACCAGTATCACCGGATATAATATGTTCACGAAGAAAAGCAGCAGGGTTTTTTTCAACAAGATATCTGTCTCTCACTGGATCGTATTGCGTAACGTTATCATAATGCTGTAGCTGCTTGAAATCTTTATCCCCAGAGAGGATCAAAATCTTTTCGTCACTACCACCATATCGTTTACAGAGTGAAGCAATAACATCATCAGCCTCAGCGCGTTCAATGTCAATCACAGGATACGGAAAGGTTTCTTTGAGTTCCCCGCGAATTTTTTCAAAACACTCAAAAACCAACTTCCAATCTAGTTCGGAATCTTCACGGTTTTTCTTGCGATTAGCCTTGTAGTATGGAAAAATCTCCTTACGCCAATATCGCTTACCGTCGCATGCTATAACCAGTTCGCCGTATTCTTTTCGAAACTTGGAACGATAAGAACGTAACGAATTGAGAACCATGTGGCGAACCATGTTTTCCTCAATCTGGGCATTCTTGTGGTTGCCAAGTTGAACCATAAGATTTGACAGCATAACCTGAGACAAATCAACAATAATAATAACACTCACTCCTTTGTGGTAGTAATAACAAATTTTATATTATCCATTATCGAAATCATTCCTTCTTTGTCTTCGGAAAAAACACCTTCCGCAATTATCTGGAAGGGATGCTCAATATTATAACTCTTTAGTAACAAAGACCTAACAGCTTCTATGACAAACGCACCCTCTTTCAAATCACCGTCCTCATCTGCCGGTTGAAACCCTGCTATAGAAAGTTGATCAAATAGCAGGGGTATAACCGTTTCGATTGTTTCTTGAACATGAACCTGTCGTATCATGTCCATGTTTTCTTCGATCTCTTCAATTGATTGTGGATGGTTGGTGTCTTGCTTGTCCTGCGATATCTTCTTTTTCTTCGGGAAGACTACTACGTTATTTGCATTCATATTGGAAGATACCATTTATTAGAGATATTGTCAAGAAGTTTTGTAGCTAAAGAATTGACCACTGGACAAAGAACGTGGTGGATTTAGGTCAATCATTTCCTGTAAAAAATAATTCCACTTCTTCTGCCATTTATCACGACTGTATATATCGTCTGCATATTGCTTTTGTTTAATCAGCAGATGATCAAGCCCATTCTTAACCTCTGGATTCTTATATGCCTCAATCACATATTGAAGTTGCTTATACAAAACAGACGCATGATCGTTCTTATTATCCTGCATTTGATACATAAACGTCATATTACCTGAAGTTTCTGGTAGCGCACCATAATTCGGATGAACACAGACCAAACCGGCTGACATAGCTTCAATTAAACAAAGACATGAGGTTTCCATCCACACAGAAGGATATGCAAAAATATGTGCCTTCTGCAACGATTCCCTCACTTCGGAATTTGGCCGCGAACCGAAATAATTAATTTTGGGGTGGGCTTTTAATGCATCGAAAAGCTTTTGATATTCCTTGTCTCTTTCTTCCCACCCGTAAAGCTTAAAAGAAGAATATACATCCAGCTTGAGATTGTCATATTCTTTACATAGCGCATCGAAAACGGTGTAGAGAATATCCAGGCCGCGATGAGGGGTTGGTGTATAAATCAAACGAATTTCATCGACCGGCTTTTCTTTGGGCGATTCAAAAGGCACTATGGAGTTTTGAATTACCATACATCTTGACCAGGGGATGTTATATCGTTCAATATATCCGCGCATTTGCCAGTTAGAAACAAATACGAGTTTGTGGAACTTTTCCCATCCGTTATTTTTAAGGTGTTCAGATTCAGGATCGCCTTCCAAATCATGCAACCATAAAATACGAATGTGCTGATCTGACAGTTTTTCATGAACCCGAGAAGAGAATATCTGAAAGTCTTCAAGAAGCTTTGGATCAATCACTTCCTGAAGAGCATATTTCATAATCTCGGTGCCACCCATAGCATTGACAGAAACATTGTCTTTAGCGAATGGCATTACTGACTGACCTCCAATGTGGCCTGACGAAGAATGAAGGCTTGGCGAATTGTCTTGGCACCAAAATATTTTACTACAAGTGCTTCGACAACAGCAGGATCGAAAGACTTGCAGGAAAATACGTCAAGATACATATGGTCCAGTTCATTAACGAAATGACAGCAGATGTTGCTGGTTTCGATAAGCTGAATAAGAGTATACCCAGCCTTGTTTCCCTCACCGAAATTGACGATCTGTGGTTCACCATACGCAACCATGTCAATGTCCTTGACTAGTTGCTTGGCGAAATTGTAGATATTGTCGTAGTCTGTGATTGCGTTATGATTACAACCCGCGCAATCGACAATATTATGATAACCCCAGTATGCTTGTTGATCACTCATTATTGTTGGCCCTTTCGAAACATCCCACGTTATTCATCTCATTTTCTTTCATTATATATTAATATCTATCCGAAATATCTTCGCAGTATTCGACTGCACTGATATCAAACGCCTGCCATCTGCGGTGTTCAATATCCCACACCTTTAAAACTTGTGGGTGCGCTCTATGAAATTCGCGTTCCCCTTGTTGTTCTTCGAGATATTTTGGTGGAAGATGAACTTGTTTCATGGTGCAGCGGACGGTCATGTTTTCTCTGAGAGAAATTGCAATAACCGAATTTCTTAGGTCTTCAAGAAGTTTATCACGTTCATATAACATATTTATGATGCCTCATTCAGCAACTTTTTTGAAGAATGCGCTTGTTCGTTGAGTGATACCATATTGGTGAACTCAGTATAACCACCAATCATAAATCCGTCAACTACAACCACAGGATACGACATTGCATTCGGAAATTTTTCTTTGAGAATTTCGCGGGTAAAGTCTTCGTTCAACTTATTTTCCACGAATGGCAGTCTCTTGTCATATAAAAATGTCTTAAGCTTACTACAGAAAATGCAGTCAGGCTTTGTGTAAATTTCAATTTGCATATAACTTGCCCTTACTACTTGATTGCTTCGGAACACGCCATGTTGATAACGCTATAAAACGTTGTTGGGGTGTTTAGTGAAGCAAAATATGCACTATACTTCTGCATAGCTTCCTGTGGGTTATCAGCCCAAACGATACGATTTTGCTGGGCGTGTTGCTTGCTAGTTCCACCGCCGTTAACAGCCTGAACCATACCCCCAACAAAATAAAGATTGCTACCACCAATAGACAAATTAGCTACAGGCTGTTGCTGTGCTGCTAGTGCGGCTGCTGCGGATGCAATCTTTTCTTGCATGAATCCTGGCTTC